TGTTTGGGATGGATAAGACCACGGTCCAGAAGCGGATCGCGGGCCTGGCACCTTGCGGCCGTTCGCGGGGGACCTCGATCTACAACATCAAACAGGCCGCCCAGCGTCTCGTAGAGCCGAGCTACGAGATCGAGCGGCACATTATGAACATGAACCACCTGGACCTCCCGCCGCTCCTGGCAAAAGAGTTCTGGAACGGTCAGCGCTCGCGCCTCAGCTTCGAGACCGAGAACGGAGACTTGTGGAGAACGGCCGATGTCGTCAGGACGCTTTCGCTTGTCTTCCTGACCTATCGTATGGTAGCGCAGACCCTTCCGGACGTCCTGGAGCGGGAGGCGGGCTTGGGCCGAGAACAGAAGGCCGTGGTTCGCCGGGTCGTAGACGGCGCGCTCGAAGACGCGCGAGACAAGATGGAAAGGGCGTTCGAGGATTACAATGTCGGTGGTGATGTCGGTGCAGTCGAGTTCGATGCCCAGTCAAGATACTGGGCCGAAGATGCGGACGGCGGAGGAACTGAGGTTCTTGACCCCGAGGAAGACCAGGACCCAAATAACGGGCTATAACGACCTGGGCGATGTCGTCATACAGACCGTCCGGAAAATCTGGTCGCCCCCCGAACGCATGACACCTTCGGAGTGGGCCGAGAAAGAACGCAAGCTCAACAACGCTCCGGCATATGTAGGCCCCTGGCGCTTCGACATGGCACCGTATCTCCGGGAACCTCTGGACAAGACGAGCGATCCAGATGCGGAGGCGGTGATCTTTGTCGGACCGGCTCAGTGCGGCAAGACCGAGCTTATCTTGAACTGGGCGGGATACAGCATCCGCAACGACCCGGCCGATCTCACGATCTTCTCGCCTACCCAGGGCAACGCGCGCGATTTCAGCAACCGACGGATCGACCGCCTGCATCGCACGACCGAGGTTATCAAGAACGAGCTTTTGGCGGAGCGGGACGCGGACAACAAGTTCGACAAACACTACAAGTCAGGGATGATCCTCGGCCTCGCGTGGCCGACTAAAGCCGAGCTTGCCGGTAAACCGATTCCTCGCATTGCGATCACCGACCGAGACCGCATGGAGGACGACATTGAAGGCGAAGGCGATCCTTTCGACCTGGCGACCAAGCGGACTACCTCATTCGGCAGCTTCGCTATGACTCTGTGCGAGTCATCGCCCAGCCGCGAGATCACGGATTACCGCTACGTCCCTAAGACGCCTCACGAGGCACCGCCGACGACCGGCATCCTGGAGCTATATAACCGAGGAGACCGACGTCGCTGGTTCGTTCCTTGCCAGCGTTGCGGCGATCACTTTGAGATGCGCTTCGAGCTTTTGGAGTATGACGAGACTCCAAGCATCCTGGACGCTGCCGATTCGGTCCAACTGCGTTGCCCGCACTGCGACGGACTGAACCACCATAGCGAGCGCTACGCCATGAACTTGGCGGGCATGTGGGTTCCTGATAACTGCTATGTCGAGAACGGCAAGATCAAGGGGACTCCCCGCCGCGCCCGGTATGTGAGCTACTGGCTAGAGGGTTGCGCGGCGGCCTTTACGAACTGGCCCAAACTCGTAGCGTCGTATCTGACTGCCGAGGAGGCGTTCGAGTCGACACTCAACGAGGAGCCGCTTCGCAAGTTCTACAACACCGATCTCGGCCGTCCCTACAAGCCAAAGGCGCTCGACATGGAGCGGACGCCGGAAGACCTCAAGGCGCGCGCAGAAGACATCGGCCGCAACAGCAAAGGCCAGATAGAAATCATTTCCGACGTGGCGTTTCTGGTGGCGACCGTCGACGTCCAGAAGAATATGTTTATCGTTCAGGTCTGGGGCATTGCTCCCGGCCAGCCGTTTGACGTGGTTCTCGTGGATCGCTTCGACATCCGTAAGTCCAAGCGGACCGATGCGGAGGGCGACAAGCTCTGGGTTAAGCCTGGCTCCTACGAGGAGGACTGGGACCTGATCGAGGAGCAAGTGATCCTCAAGACATACCCTCTCCAGGAAGATCACTCGCGCCGCATGGCGATCAAGCTGATCGGCTGCGACTCAGGCGGCAAGGCAGGCGTGACGACCAAGGCGTATGATTTCTGGCGCAAGATGAAGAAGAAGGGCCTGGGCCAGCGATTCGTGCTTCTCAAGGGCACCGGCAACCCGACGGCACCTCACGTCCGGCGCACTTTTCCGGATAACAGCAACCGCTCGAATCGTAAGGCGGCCGCCAGGGGCGACGTCCCTGTCTACATGATGCAGTCGAACTTGCTCAAGAACGAGGTCAACAACCGGCTCGACGTGACAGAGAAGGGCAAGGGCAAAGTCTGGCTTCCGAACTGGATGCCGGACTGGCTGTTCGAGGAGTTCTGTTCCGAGACTATCGGCAAGAAAGGGTGGGAGAAACTGGCAGGCAAGCGCAACGAGGCGTGGGACCTTCTCTACTATTTGCTGGGCCTCTGCATGACGCCGATGCTAAAGGCAAACCTCCCCTCGTTCTGGCGGAATATCCCTGTCTGGGCCGACCGAGACAACCCCGAGAATCCGTTTGTTGTTAGCGAAGGATCACAAGCGTTTGCAGAACCCAAGAAGAAGCGCTACAACCTGGCGGAAATCGCTTCCAAGATTGCATAAGGACCCCCGGCAATGGCAACTCTCGCAGTTCTGCAACAGCGCCTAGCCGAGGCGCAACAGGCCGAACACGATATTATGACGGGCACAAGTGTCCGACGCTTCATTGACCAGAACGGCGAGAGCGTCGAATACAGCCGGGCAAATATCAATCAGCTTCAAGCATACATCCGCAAGCTCGAACAGCAGATCAGGGACCTCCAGAACTCAGTGGAGGCGTATCGAGGCCCGATCAAGTTCCGCTTCGGAGCGCGACCGAGGAGCCGCTTCTAATGACAGCATCGTCGAGAAATGCAGTGGTAAACGTCCGCTCCGCTCCCCGCGTGGCCGGAGATATGGCGCTAGGCGGGGGCCTGGAGGGCGCAGAACGGACCAGCCGCGAGACCGCGAACTGGAACGTCGGGAACGTCCCGCCGGATCGCGCAATCAACACTGTCAAGGATTCCGGGGATGCCCGCGCCAAAGACATGGTGGTCAACGATGGCTTCGCTCGCGGCGCTGTCCAGATCGGCATGGATTCGATTGTTGGCGCGCGGTATCGCCTCAACGCCAAGCCTGCCTGGAAATCAATTCCGGGGGCTGACGAGACTTGGGCCGAGGAATACGCGGCGGCCGTCGAGGAGCGCTGGGGGCTGATCGCAGAGAGCCAGCATTGCTATCTCGATGCGGCGGGCATGAACACCTTTACTGGACTGATTCGTCTCGGGATCGCCTCGTTCATTATGACAGGCGAAGCTCTTGCTGTTTCTGAGTGGGATCGGAGCGCCGGACGGCCCCTGGCGACATGCTTCCAGTTGACCGATCCGACCCGCCTTCGCAACCCGAACTACGAGGCCGACAAGAAGCGGCTTCGCAAGGGCGTCAAGGTCGACGGTCGCGGTAAGCCTATCGGATATTTCATCCAGGTTTCGCATCCGGGCGAGTTCTATTACGACGATTTCGGACCGCAAGACTACAAGTATATCCCGCGCTGGAAGCCCTGGGGCCGTCCTCAGGTCTTCCATGTGATCGAGCAACTGTTCCCCGATCAACATCGGGGTATCGCAGACATGGTTTCGGTTCTCAAGCGGATGCGGATGACAAAGCACCTCCAGGAGGTCGTGCTACAAAACGCCGTCATCAACGCTACCTACGTTGCGGCCATCGAGTCGGAGATGCCGACGGCCGAGATGATTGTGGCGATGGGCGGAGACGAACCGGGCAGCGATGCCTACGAGCAAGCCCTGGGCGGATACCTGGCGGGCCTCCAGGAATACCTCAAGGGCGCGGGAAACATTGATCTCGACGGGGCGATGATCCCTCACCTGTATCCGGGCACCAAGCTCAAGGCGTCGACTCTGGGCACCCCTGGAGCCGTAGGCACCGATTTCGAGGCGAGCTTGCTTCGCAATATCGCAGCCGGTCTCGGGATCGACTACGCAGAGTTCTCGCGCGACTACTCGAAGATGTCGTATGCGACCGCGAAGCTCTCGGACGCCAAGACCGTCCGCAACATGCAGAGCCGTAAGGCCAACGTCGCGGATCGACTGGCGCACGGGATGTATTCCAACGTCGTCGAGGAGTTCATCGCGCGTGGGGACGTCCCTCTACCTGCCGGGTTCACTCGTGACGACTACTACGCCGATCCTCTCCTCCGCGATGCCTTCTCCAAGGCGTCCTTCATCGGCAGTGGCCGGGGACAGATCGACGAACTCAAAGAAACCCAGGCCGCCATGCTCCGAATCAAGGCAGGCTTCTCGACCTACGAGATCGAGATTTCGCGCCTGGGCGAAGACTACCGGGAAATCTTCGAGCAACAGGCTCGGGAGGCCGGTCTCCGCGACAAGTTGGGCCTTGTGTTTGACTTGGGAACCAATAGAAGCAACACCGGCCAGGGCGGCGACAACGGAGGCGATCCTCCGGAAACCGATTCCGATACCGAGGCCGAGGACGACGAGGATATTGACGATGACGGCACCAGCGCTTCCGACGAGTAAGTCTGCCCGCCAAGGCTTGATGGCTGGCGTTCTGGGTCGCATGGCGGCCACAGAAACGCTTATCAGCGACCGGCACAGCGAAGCCATGCTCGTCGGTCTCTTGGCAGAAGCCGAGCGCGTAGAGGACCCGCAGCAGGCGTCCGATGTCGCCAGTCGTGATCTCGCGGCCGCGTGGGGTATGGACGAATCAGAGATGGGCAATTCCAAGCCCTTCCTCTACCGCGACGGAGTGGCGATCATTCCGGTCCACGGGATTCTTATCAACAGGTTTTCTTACTGCTGGGGGTTCGTCACCGGATACGATTACATCCGCCGAATGATGAACCTGGCAGAGGCCGACCAGGACGTGAACCTGATTCTGTTCGACCACGATAGCCCTGGTGGTGAAGCGGCGGGCTGCGACGAGTTGGCGCGCGAGATCGCAGACCTCGAAACGCCGACGATGGCGATGGTCAATACGCTCTCGGCTTCGGGGGCGTTCTGGCTTGCTTGCCCCTGTGACCGCCTGGTGTGCGCTCCCTCGGGAACCGTCGGCAGCATCGGCGTCTACATCCTCCATATGTCCATGCAGAAGCTCCTGGAGGAGTGGGGTTTCGACATGACATACATCCAGAAGGGCGAGTTCAAGACGAGCGGTTCGCCCTACAAGTCGCTCAGTGAAAAGGACCGCGCTTACCTTCAAGCGATGGTCGACGAGCGCTATGACGAGTTCGTGGCATCGGTGGCTCTTTACCGTGGTATCGACGAAGGGGTTGCGCGAGACACCGAAGCTAGAGTAATGAGACCCACGGAAGCCATTTCGCTCGGCCTGATCGACGCGGCGGAAAGCCCCGCTAAGGCGGTGGCCGACTATCTCGCGGAACTGGGCGGAGGCAACCCTGAAACTGAAACAGAGGACGAGCAAATCATGGCAGACCAGGAAATGAGTTCCGAAGACCGCGCCGCAGAGCGTAAAGCTGAACAGGCCCGCATCAAGGGAATCATGACGAGCGACGAGGCCAAGGGCCGCGAAGCTCAGGCTGAACACCTTGCCTACGAGACCGAGCTTTCGGTCGAGGCGGCAGTTGCGATTCTGGCGACCGCTCCGATGGCGACAGCGCAGGAAACCGAGACCGAGGAAGAAACCGAGACCGAGACTGAGGAAGAAACCTCGTCGGACGAGGAAGAAACCTCGGGCGACGAAGAAGAATCGAAGGCGGCCGCCAAGGGTGGATCGAATTTCGAGAACGCCATGAACAATGGCGACAACCCGAACATCGGGGGCAATGCTTCCGGTGGTGATAACGAGGAGATGTCGGCCGTCGACCGTATCCTCGGTGCCCAGGCCATTGCGACCGGCCGCAAGCTCCCGGAACGCGCCAAGGCGTAACCCGGATCATCCAGGAAACCATTTCTACTTAGGAAGGACGACGAAATGCCCCAGGGTTACGATAACACCGACTGGCAGGCTGGGTTCAACGACCCGGAAGAAACCTACACCCCGACTCAGCTTTTCACGGCCGAGGACGAGATCAAGACCAGCGCAGGCACGGTTCTTACCGGCCAGGTTCTTGCGTTTGGCACGATCCTCGCTTTCAGCACGGCCGATAACAAGCTGGTTCCCTGGGACCCGGCTGTTCCGGCCACGGCCCAGCCGGTTGGCGTTCTGGCTGCCGCTATCGACACCACCAATCCGGCAGGCGACCGCGAAGCACCGTTCTACGAGGGCGGCTGTTTCAACCCGGACCTGTTGGTCTGGCCCGCCGCGCTTGACACCTGGGCGGAACGCAACGCCGCGCTTCGCCAGGCTGGCGCTCCCTTCCGCGTCAAGCGCCTGACGTAATCAACAACCCGGACCCTGGAAACTCTTGCGGTTTCCAGGGTCTCGGATTAACCCAGTATTCACCGCCCCGAACACGGGCCAGAAAAGGGAACCGCCGAAATGTCCGTTTACGATACATCCACTCTTATCGGCGTTCTGAACCGTCAGGTTCCGGACCCGCTGTTCTTCCTCCAGTTCTTTCCGCGTGAGATCACGTTCACGACCGAAGACATCAAGTTCGACGAGATCGACGATCACCGCGTCCTCGCGCCGTTCGTTGCTCCGCACGTCGAAGGCCGTGTCATGGCGCGCGAAGGCTTCGAGACCAAGAGCTTACGCCCGGCATACGTCAAGCCGAAGCACGACATCGACGTCAACCAGCAGTTCAGCCGCATGGCGGGTGAAT